TCCTTTACCAATTGGCATATCCCATTTGTGAGACCATACCATTGGAACTTGGTCGTTTTTGAAACCGGACTTTACGGCTCCGGGCATAACAACATCTCCATCGCTATCAAGGGAATTGAAAATGCTGAAAACCGCTTCTACTTGACCCGAGTCATCTTTCAACTCAATGTCAATATTTTTAGATTCGTTATTCATAATACCTCAATATTCTACAATATAAATTTGTAGAAGCGCGTTTTAATTATTGTATATTATGATTACGACTTTAAGTGTCTTATTATCTAAAGTCTGATATAATTCTTAGCTTTGAGATAGGCATTGTTACTTTCCTATCGGTCTTCTTATGGTCACCATTTTCTAAGCGAGCCCATACTTCCATTGTCGCTTCTTTGTCCTTACCATTAACAGAAGTGACTATACCATGAACAACTGATGGTGGGTCTGGGTCTTTATTTATTGACCAACTAACCGCTTGACCAACTCTAACTGATTCTGCTTTATTACCAGACTTCTTAGAAGACAATGGATGTGAACTTGGTAGTAAGTCTTGGTCATAAGGTTTTCTTCTAAACTTACCTGTTCTCAAAGCTCTTAAAAACCCGTTAACTCTGGCCATCGCCCACTGGTCAGCAGATGTAACATTACCTCTAACTGAACCCGGTGAAGTTCTATAAGCACCAACACCTCTTCTAAATACTGCTGATAACATTCTTAGAGTAGCTCTGTGCTTAGGATTTTTAGCATTGTGGTCTTCTACTTTTTTCTGTAAAGCTTTTCTTACTCTTGCAGACAATTGCTTCATCAAAATATCTTCTGCCATGTCAAGAGATTTTTTTCTTCTCTCTCTAATTACTTTTTTATAATCGTTAACAACTGACTTCATTTGTGAAACACCACCGGCAGTAACACCGCCCCATTTCATCACAGCAATAATTCCGTTTAGTCTATTGTTCTTCTTATGGCGATTCATAAAGCGTTCTCTTCTCTTAACCCAGTTAAGAACAGATTCACTTCTGTCACCACCTTTATAAGCAGTCCATCTATTGTATGCGTCATTGCCTGTAAATGAAGTAGGTGGGTTACCTCCGGTACCAGCGCGTCTCCAAATCTCTGGCCAGTTTTCTTTTAAATCTTTGACATAAGCGTGACTAGGGAATTGCGGATGTTGTGAGTTAGATAAACTTATCTTTTGATTATCTCCACTCTTTGGAAAGTTAGTTATTTTCTTTGGAGCTTTTTCTTCCGGACTATGCAATTTGTCACCTCGTTCGTACATTGTTTCTGCTTCTTCTAAAGATACTTTAATTTCTTCTATTACTCCGTCTTTCTTATTATTAAGAAACTCTTCAGCTTCTTTTCTTGTTTCAAAACATTTAATTATTTTTCCGTCATCATGGCTGATAACACAGTAAGCTCCGTTAGGCATTTCAGCAATATATTTTTTACCATCATCTAAGTAAGTAGGAGTTGGAATTATTTCGTCTTCTCTCTCTACCTCTGGCGGTAAACCAATAGTTGTCAATGTTGCTTTAGACTCATCATCATTGTTTTCCGTTGCAGGTTCGGTATCGCCGTCATTCAGAAGTGGACTACCATCTTCTGTGACTTGAATCATATTCATAGGTCTAAGATAAACATCGTGTCTGTTATCAGCTTCAAGACCTACTACTTTTCTAGCTTCGCCAATTGTTACCCAACCTCCTTGTACAGCAGTATTCATGCGTTTATAGAGATTGTCTTTGTCAACGGCTAATGCTCTAACATTGTCAACATCAAATTCACAATATTGATTATCATTACCGCCGAACTCTGGTCGTAACAATTGATGAGTCACTTCTTGCGCAACCATGCTCCACATAGGGACCATTTTTGACTCGGTAAAGAACTCTCTTAGTTCTTTAGTATTGTTATATGTTGCTGAATCAAGACCGGCACCAAGTCCTGCAAGAACAGCTGGAACGCCAAGTACGGCAGAAACTCGCTCTTCCGGTATTCTTCTTAATTCGGCTAACTTCATTTGGTCTGGAGAGAAAGATACTATTTCAACATTCATAGCACCGGACAAGACCATAGGAGCACCTCTGTTCTTACCACCAAATTTTTGCTTATACATATCAGCAATGCCTTCGGCTTCTTCTCTCGTTGGACCACCCATAGCGTCATCTCTCGGTGAGAGAATTACTCCGGGAACAGCCATATTGTGTAACAAAGCGGCAGTATATTGTCCTGCTGCCTCGTCACCTGCTATTTCTCTTAAAACTGCTTTTAATGGAGCCATACCCCTACGCATATTGTTAGGGTCTACATTTTGTCTAAGGTGAACCATGTCTGCTTTTTCAATCTTGACTGTTTCTTCACCTTGCATACCACCTTGAGGTTGATAGTTAAAGTGTGTAATTAATTCGTTTTCGTTACCTTTAGCAGTAACTAAATGAGGCATTAAGGGTACTAGCTCCACGACCTGTCCTCTAGCGTTCCTATTCTTATATATAAAAGCGTCACCTGCTGCGTTAAGTGATGTCACTATATAGTTAGCAAGTAACTGCTGTGTCATATAAGGATTTGGTCTTCTAAACAATCTAGCTAAAGGATGATTCATATCTCTTTGATAATCTCCTTCGGAGTTTCTAGTAGATATAATTAGTCCCGGTTCAGCAAACGCTGTTGCTAAAACATTAAGACAGGCTACGACAGCTGAGTTACCAGTTCCGTCACCTATCTCTGCTAGTTTCTTATGGTCAAAGTACCCCGATTCGGTATTGTAACCGAATACAGCTTGATTTAAGTATGAATATTCTTGTTGATTAACAACAATGCCTTTTTGTTGTGCTTCTCTTCTAACACGGGCGTCAGTTGGGGCATTTAACCAATCTACCGCTCGTTCAAATCTTGACTTGTTTTCAGCCATTTAATATGCGCTCCAGCTCTTCTTCTCTTGTAGTAGTTGAACTCCGTAAGACAAAGTATCGATAATATCGTCATGAGCACCTGCTGGAAAAGTCATTATTTCTCTCTCAACTTCTGGTAGCCAGTGTGTATCTCTTAGTAAAAATACTTCTCCGGCTTCCATTCTTGCAGCAAGAGGTAGAGCTCGCGTGACCTTATCTTTGTCTGTCTTAAGGTCTTTAACTCGAATACCAGCTCGTTGCGCCATCTGGATTATCGTAGTTTGAAAACCTTGGCGTTCTATACCTACATATTGTAGCTTATTTTTCGCTATTGCTCGTTTTATCGCCGGTATGATATCTGGCCCTTCCATCTTTTGTCTTACCATATCTAGTATTAATAATCTATTATCTGGTGTCTGTGCAAAAGAAGTTATAACTGTGTAATCTGAATCTTTATTAGTTGTAGTTGCTAAATCAACTACCCCGTATTTAGTTAAAGAATTTAGATAATACTCTGAGCCGTCAACAACACATTTAAGATTACCTGCATTATCCGGAACTATAATGTAATAATTCATCCATTCCGGTTTTAACATACCTTGACCTGCGTCAACAAACTCTGCTAAGTACTCTTGTGCAAAAACTATAGAGCCTACTTCTTTTTGAGCTGCGTCAACTTCTTCGGGGTCAATCATAGGATTGTCAGTAGTTGCAAATCTAAAGCGTTCCCAATTGTCTCCGTCTTCTGCTGTTTCCCATAAATCAAAAAACCAATTATCTCTACCAATAGGTGTAGAAATAAATAAAGCAGAACCTTTTCTTTCAGTAAGAGTAGGCCTTAATACTTCTTGCCACACTTCGGGTTTTACGAACGCAGCCTCGTCCATAACTAGAAAGTCCAAACCTTCACCTCTTAACCTTTGAGGATTATCAGCAGACCTTACAGCTATAGAGCCACCATTGGCTAAATCTATTTGCATATTAGCTAAAGATACTTTTGGTTCTATTTCTTTAGGAAATGATTTTGCACTTGCAGCAATATCACGCCAACCAACTCTAGCAATTGAGAATGTAGGAGCAACCCACCAAGCTCTTCCGCCTTTTAGAGCAACTTCCATACATAATTGAACACCAAGTCTTGTTTTACCAAATCGCCTACCTGCACATAGTATTTTCCAACGAGCTTCTGATTGGGCCACTTTCATCTGCCCCTCATGAAGAGGAGGTAGCTTTGGAACATATTTGTTAGGCATTAAAAATCTTTATAAATTACTAAGGGCTTACACCCACCTCTTTCACGACCTATAACATTAATCTGTATATGTTCTATTGCGGCGTCGATAACATCAACAACTAACATATCATCATCTTCCATAGTCTCTTCAATGCCTTCAATAACTAAGTCAAGCATTGTGTAGTAATCATAAACAGCTACGCACTTATTGTCGCTATTGTATCCATAACCGAGATAGGCCTGTTCAAAACCTTCCCATATCTCTGCTTTAGGATTTTCTTCCTTTAATTCTGTATATGACTCTGTCATTGTACTCTCCATTGTAATACAAGAAATCCTTTCAATAGTTCAGTGTATTCTCTATGAGAGCCAACTTGTTGTCTTCCGTCAAAGATGTCGTGATGATATTTACAAAGTATGCAAACATTCATTGGGTCATCTGATATTTCTCTGTCGCGTCCACCCATACCCTTCGCTCGAAGGTGAGCCATCTCTAGCCATTTCTTGGAATTGCAATTAGGCCACTCACATTTGTACTTGGCCCTTTTGAGAGCCTTCTCCCGAAGCTCTGATAAATTCTTTTTGCCTGTTCCTTCTCGTTTCTTTTGCCCCATTCCCGATATACCAAAACTAGCACTTCGTCTTTTCTTAAACTCTGCGTAGGTTTCGTTCTCCGGGTCCCATTCAACTCTCAAGTGAAGAACTCCTTTTAGATAAGGCTATCCCCGTAGGAATAGCCAGTGATGGGAGGATATCGGTTAGTGGAGCCGACATCACAATCTTAACATTGAAATCTAAAACCATAGGTTTTATTATAGTCGGATAAGTTCCTCTTTGTAAAGGTATGCTAAAGAAATCATTCTGTCCACAATGTATCGTTCAAGTGCTTTTGGATTTAAGTTTGGTTGTGTCCAGCTATCTATCAAGACCCCGTTTTTGAGATACATTATTTTTTCATTTTGTATTTTGAATCTCATTCCGTTTTGTATGTAGTCAAGGGTCATAGTTAGACAGTTTATCATAAAAAATAAATTTCTGTTTTTTACACAAACTTAAACTGAATGGTTTATACTAGATTAGATTTAACACCTCCTGTGTGTACTATACTCCAAACTTGCTTAACGGTTTGGAGTGCCCGATAGAAGAATGCACAATCTCATAACTTTGTGAAATAATAATCACAATCTATCTACCTTGTGAAAAAAGTAATGCTTCGCTATACAATCCTTTACTAGCCTATAGCAGGAAACCCCCGGGGGAGAGTTAAAAGTATTAATCCCTATACCATACATACCAACCGGAGGCAAAAAAATTTTTTTTTATAGAAATAGGGGTAGGGGTATCCCTCTATACATATAGGGGAAAAGTTTCAGAAAATAGATAGCCCCAGCAAAATTTTGTCTAAAATCAACTGCCTATCTCAGAAGACTCGAATTTTCATAAAAAATCTGGCGGGAAGCTTAGCCATCAGCGTATTTTATATCGAACTCCACAGGTTCGTCTGATTCCTCGCTTAATAGGTCTGGGTTCTTCTTACCCCACTTCTTAGGGTGTGAACGCTCTAGGAACCAACTAGAGGCCTGCCAGACCCCATTATCGGCTGCTTTACGAATGTTCATGATATGAGCCCCCTCTGCCTCAGCTCGCGCCCTAGCTACCGCGTCCGAAAACTCCGAAAACCTAATATCACCATCTCTCGCTTTTGACATCCAGTCGTAAAAGGTTGTTTTACTTATGCCTGCCATGATTGCAGCTTCCTCTTGGTAGAATCCAAGCTTCAACCACTTGACAATGTCCTCAATTACTTTAGGGGTTAGTTTGGTGGGACGGCCCCCGGAGGCTGGTAAAGGAGTCTCAGTAACACCCTCTATGCTTTGCTCGGCCGGAGCAGGCAGTTGCCTCTTAAAATTCTCTGTATCCATAGGCATATTATACCTGCATATCTCAAATGACTTCGATTTCCATAAAAATTTGTGCGCACGACTAAACCTCATATTTTGATTTGCTTTAGCGATTTTAAACCCACCCCTACTCTAGCCTACTCTTATTCCTATTCTCACTCGCCGGGCAGGGTGAGGCTAGGTATGGCGCCCAAGAGTCAAATTTGTCAAGTCAGTTTCAAATCAAGTTTTTATTCCAGTTTAAAAACTACTCCGTTTCTGTAGACTGAGTATATAAGTTCTTGCAAAGGGTAAGAGCTAAAGACTAAGGAGATAACAAATGAGAGACAGACTAATTAAGAAACTAGAAAGCACAGTTGCCGAGGGCATAAACAAGCAAGCCTATAGAAACTCACTTGATGAGCTTCACGCAGAGTCAAGACTTGATGTAGAAAGAGCAGAGTATAAGCACTTAACAGCCGAGCTTTCCGCAGAGGTAATAAAGATTAGAAAGAGAATAGCTAGGCTTTGTTATAGACTTGGATATAGTGAGGACACAAAGAAAAGCTTGACTCACCTTATCTACTGTGCAACTAAGCAATTCGAGAAAGACGAGAACGGAATTGTAAAAGGAATACTCCCAGCTTGCAACTGTATGTTCACAATCGAGGAGTGGGACTTCAAAGGCACAGACGCTTTAAGTCAAAGCTAAACTAGGAAAGCGGGATTAAGTTCCCGCTACCTAGCGTCACAATTACAATCCTGTGTTCACAATTACCTCAACAGATATTCAATCCTAATTCTATTCCAAATCCGACCCGTAGGGTGCTATACAAAGCGCGCTACGGGTGGAGGTTGTCAAATGGGTTTCAAAATAAGTCACTATCTAAATTTGTTTTTAATCCAGTTTTTAGATAATATATTTATATATTGATTTTGTGGTAGTCAATCAAATAGCACCAACAACTTGGAGAGCCACCAAGAGAAAAAAAACGAAGGGCTAGGAAACACTCCAAGATTTCTTGGGGGGCTAGGTAGTTAGGAGTTTATCTATATGAAAGATAAATTATTAAAAACTATCAAAGGCGATAATATGCCTAAGCACGATAGGTCATCTCAATGTGAGAAAATCGAGTTCGTGGAAGTCAAAAAAGACTTCGGTGTAGCAATCGCTACTGATGTAAAGGGGGGTCAAGTTATACTTGCTCCAACTAGCATTGATTATAAACCGAGATTTTATCGAGAGTTTTTACAAACTCTTGATGAGTTTCAAAACTATATGAAGGCAAACAACCTAAACATCGCGTATAGTCGTTGTTTGTCATACCGACTTTGGGAGTTAGCTCAAAGTCAAGCCAAGCAGAAGGCTATTAGATAGTCTAATAGCCTAACAAAAATAGACCGAGCCTCCCAAGAAGTCTTGGGGTATATGTAGATAGCTTGAGCTACTCCCTAAATAGCATTATGAATGTGGGCAGGACGAGGGTGCCTTAGACATAGGTCGTAGGGAATTACATCGGGTCGTTTGTATGGGTTCAACTCCCATTGTTGCTAGGAGTGGCTCAAGCTATTTATATAATAGCAATGTATGACAAACGAAAGGCTAAGAGATGTATAGAGAAACCTATGTATCATTTATGCAATACTTTTGGATTGATACCGATTGGGGCTTAGTATGGTTAAGCGTATTAGTTACTTACCTATTACTAAATTCTAAAGCTATGTCTCGGTAGGTAACTCCAAAAGATAGATAAGGGGGCTTTGATAAAGAGCCCCCAAATCTACTCCGAAAGTCGCACTTCCGTTCACGGATTCAAAGGGCGACCCTCACGGCAGGGTGAGGCTAGGTATGGCGCCGTGAGGGTGAGATTTGTCAAATTTTATTCCAAATTAATTTCTATCCTCGTTAGCACACTATCCGTTTTTTGTCAAACACCTTTAGAAACTAATTTTAATAAGTGTTGTTTTAGTTCCTAATTTTTCTATACTTAATATTAATGCGATAACACAGAGCGACCGAAATCTGAAACGCAGAACGGCAAGAGAAATCTTGAGAAGTGAGAAATCTACCGAACTACTCTCACAGAATTTGAAACCAAATTTTTTTCCAAGTTTCCTACAATCCGGTAGGAATAACAAAAGAAAGAAAGGAGATTATATGTTAAATATAATCGCAGAATGCACTGTCGGTGTCACAATCGACAGAGCAACTCAAATCCAAACAATCCTAGTCCTCGCTTGCGGGGGTGGGTGGTATAAGTTCGCCTGTATCGATGAAGCAGGTAAGCAATACTTCCTTGCCGACAAAGTCGGGCTAAGAGCGAGAGGAATTGAGCAGGCCCGAGTTATCGCTCAAGACTTTGCGACTAACCCGAAATTCTTAAGCGACCCGGGAATGAAACACTGCACACTCAATCGTAGCGCGAGCTAGTTCTTCTCTCCTTTTGTATACGGCTAGTAAGGGGGGGGTTATGTCCCCCCCTATTAGTTAACTTGGATTTTTTCCAAACTATGAAGAAATAAAGGAGGTGATAAAAATCGCTAGGCTCAACGCTCACTTACACATGAGCGATGAGGATATGCCGTGTGACTTCCATGCTGTGAAGTTCTACACCCCAGCTTCCGACCCTAAATTCCACTTTAGGTTAGGAACTGTGGATGTATGGATGTCTCGTGAGCAGGTCGACCAACTTCGTAAGGCTTTACAACCTTCCAAGTTGGATGATATGGCTGACGACGCGGACATATTAAACTGAATAAGATTCGGGGCTAGTCAAGGAGCCTGTCAACACAAGGGGGATTCGTTCCCCCACTTGACCGTCCTATTTCCATACCGTATTTCCAAACAAATTAATTTTTTGTCGCAATTTGGTCAGCTTTATACAAATCAGACCACCGGCAGGTTCCTCGTGGTGGGTCGATTTTTGATTGCTGTTCTAAAAGGATTTTAATCCCAGTTTTTTTAGATTTGTGTTGCATAAGAAATTTTGCAATCCTATAATTAGATAGTCTTATTTATGAGGAGGAAATTATGAAAGGCAATTGTTATGAGGCTAACTTTAATGAGTTAACCAAACGCGTTAATGGAGTTCCGGTTTATCACGCTGAGGGTGATTGGGTTCTTGTTCACGCAATGAGAGAAAATGCTAGTGAATGGTGGGGAGGTCATGCTTTCTTACTAGACAAAGAAAATGACAAAGTTTGGGATTACTCAAATGGTAAAGTTCAAACTTGGGATAAAGAAGAAATCTATAAGACTTGGAATATCCAAGAAGATGGCGACAAGATGTATTTTGAATACAACTACATTAGAGCTATTGAGATGTGTCTTGATAGTGGTCATTATGGTTCTTGGGAATTGTTGTATGAAGATTGGAAAGCAGAGGGTTGGATTGAGTATATAACTGAATACTTTATGCCTACCTTTCAACCTTTACAACATCAAATGAGATTGGAAATGGAAGACAAGAAGAAAGCATAGATAAGCGAGGAAAGGGAGTAGTTTCATCGGCTACTCTCTTTCCAAATATCACCGGGAGGCCTTCCCGGGGGACTCCTCCGGAGGTGAAAATAGGTTTGATATATTCCTAAAAAAAACAATCTAAATACTTGGAATAAAAACAACTTTCTGCTTATAATACTTATATAAAGAAATTGAAATAAAGGAATGAAAATGAAAAAAGGTAATAAAAGAAGAAACACTAGAGTAAAAGCTGTCAGAGATGAACGCTATGCAATGCTAGACATTAGAACATCTGTAAGGTCAGAATTACAAGGTAGTGAATTTATAGGTCTACTTGGTGGGGATAGTGATTGTGGAGTAAATCATTATAATTGTGAACACAGAGATGTAACTCACTTGTTTACAAAGGTCTCACCTATCAAGCCACAACTTGCTTATAGTGAAAAAGAAAAAGCTAGTCGTGTTTTTAATTCAGCTATGATGAGAACAATTTTAAAATTAAGAGATTGGTCTGTTCTGTCTTCAAGAGCAAGACAGGGTTATACAATTTTACATCCTCGTTATTTAACAGTTGTCTCTATGGTTTCTGTTCCACCTTCAAAAGAAGTACACGAGTACCGACATAAGCGTTAATCACTTGGATATCGGGCAGGTCTTTACCTTTATTTCCCTGCCCTTTATCCAAATCAGACCGGAGGCCTCCGGAAAGGCTCCCTCCGGGAGGTCGTCCTTTTATTTAGGTATTCCTGTAAATAAATAATCCTAAATAATCCTTGACAGGAAACATAAAAAATGAGACAATATATTAAATCTAAAAATAGAAAGGCAAAAAAATGACAAAAAAGCATTTTGAAAAAATAGCACAAATCTTAGGACAGATGAAGAGAGAGCAAGAATTTCATAAAATGGTAAATCGTTTAATGAATTTTTTCGAGGAAGAAAATCCGAACTTTGACAGGTCTATATTTTTAGAAACTGTCAAGAAATATTCTTACTCTTCAGAAATTCCAAAAAATATGCGAGAAAAATTAACGATACCTGTAGAATAGATTTACAGGATACAGCCCCACTAGTTCCGCACAGGTGGGGCTTTCCTGTTTCCAAGTGGGACGCCCCCGGGCGGAACTCCCTCCGGGAGGTGAATTTTTGATTGATATTTAACAAACAAATTTATTCCTAAAATTTGCAATATAAATCTATATAGCTAAAATATTAAATATGAAAACAAAAACAAAGAACACAAAAATTACAGAACTAATAGACAGACTTCACAATGAAGTTGACCAATTTTACAATAGTGATAAATGGGCTAACTACTTACAATTTATGAGTAAGTTCATTAACAGAAGTCACTTCAACCAATTTCTTATACAGATATTTGGGGGGACAGATACATTAATGGTTATGGGGTATCAGCAGTTTATAGAGAGATTAAACAGAATACCCGTAGCTTGTATAGTCTGCCGAGCTATTGCGACTAAGAATTGCAGTTGTGATGAGAGAACACCCCCCGTTCGCATTCCACAATTAGCCCCTATGACTTACAACAAAAAAACAGAAGATGAGAATGGCGAAGAAGTGGAAGAGAAAAAACTATTCTTTAGAGAAGTATTTGTATTTAAGTTTGAAGATACAGAACAACTTGAAGGGAAACCCGTAATACCCGTTGAGACTTCAGTTGTAGAAAAAATAGATATTGAAGTTGAAGATTACGACCTAATGGAAGCAAAATTAATTGAGATTGTAGAAAATAACAATTTTGAATTTAAGTATCAAACAATTCATGAAGAAGCTCTAAATGGTTGGTGCGACTTTACAAATAAAGAATTAGTAATTGATAAGAACATGCCTAACGCACAGACTATCAAAACAATAATTCATGAAATAGGTCACATGTTTGCACACGAAGACTTTAGTCAAAAACTGCCTAGAGCATTAAAGGAGACAGAAGCAGAGAGCATAGCCTATGTAGTCTCTCATCACTTAGGGATTGACACTTCAGACTATTCAATCGGATATGTTACAGGGTGGAGCGATAACGAAGAGTTTATTCTTCTTGAGAGTGTAGGACGAGTAAGCAAAACATCAAAGAAGATATTGGAGTTGTTGGAAATCTAAAATTTCGGAGCAGGTAGGTTTAGTGCCTTTGTCCTACCCATGCTCCAAATTTCACCCCCGTGGGCGGGGCTCCGCAAGGACTCCTCCGGAGGTCGCGGGTGGATAAAAAAAATCCCAGAGAACTTCGATTGGTGTTTAGTTGCAACTGCTCTTTTCAGAGCCAACTCTGTGCAGGTAGTTTCCGATAAGCTCACTATGAACAATGGGAAGATGTTGGGGAAGAAGTCTCACCTAGGATACTTTCTTCGCCTCACTTCGCTTAGAGCAGGAAGTTTCTTTTCGAGACTATGGACACTTTACGAGCCACCTATCAAAATCCTCTGGGATTTTTCAAGTCGTTTATTTATCTATCAAAAAGCCAATACTTAATTACAGCATACTTTCGTTCTTATTCCTAAGATTGTTTTTTTATTTTTTTAATTTGAGTTGCAAAGTTTTAGATACCTGCTACAATTTGCCGAAATCCAAGTGTCACCGGAGGCCTCCGGATTAGGCTCCCTCCGGGAGGTGAGTTTTTGATTTATAATTCCAAAGAAATATCTATCCTAAATTTGACAATCTAAAACTATGGAACTAAATTTAATAGTATGAATAGAGCACAAAGAAGAGCACAAAAAAGTAAAAAAGGTACTAGGTATCGGGGACTAAGTAAAAAGCAAGTACTTACACCGGATAGCTGGAGATAGGAGAAAATTATGGGAATGATGACTGCAATAGCAATATCACAAAATGGTAAGGATATGTTAGACGGATTAAGAATGCACCTAACGGGTAATTTTTATCCACCACATACACCGAAGTTCGCACCACTATGTGCTAAAGCTATCGAAGTGTATGTTGAAAACATATTCGAAATAGATGAGGGTGATTTATCTTCGTTGGAACAAGAGTATCAAATTCCAGATGAAGTTAAATTCCGTGGAAGAAACTACATGACTTTACTAGAAGTCTTAGAGAGTTTTAAGCTAGACCCATGGATAATCAGTATTGTTGGTGAGGAAGAGTAATGGAAGAATTACTCCACCAAATAGCTAAAGAGGAACTTGATAACATGCAAGATTATGTTGATGAGGGATACTTTAACGGATTTTATCCCGATTTAGAAGAAAGTTGGATGTTAGTTGATAAAGTTAGAAAGTGGGATTTTAGTGTGGAACATAACTTAATTTGGCACTACGCAAGAATTACTTTCTTAAATGAACTAATCGATAAAGTTCGAAAAGCAGAGGAGGAATAATGCCGATACATGTAATAGTGTATATGATACTAATGGGAATAGGATTACTAACCGTTATGGGATTGTTAGCACTAGCTTGGATAAAGATAGAAGAAAAGTTCTTCAATGAAGTTGGGTAATTCCAACTTCGACCCCGGGCGGAAGCCTCCGGTGGACTCCCTCCGGGAGGTCGGGTTTGTTGTTCTGATTTCAAATAAAAATCTAATCTAAAATTTGACAACTAATGATTGAGGTAGTAAATTTAATATTAGTAATTGACTAAGAGAAAGATAAATTATGAGTGATAGTAAAAAATCAATGGGTAAGCTATACGAAAAGTATGAAATACTAAAAGGGCATACTCACAATTTAGAAGTAGCAATAGCTCACAACGAATTAACGAATCAAGATGAATTGATAATTGTTTGGGCAAACCCCAAAGACAATGACCAAAAAATGCCTTTGGCTCAATTGTTGACGGGTACCGAGATTCAACAATATCTTGAACCCGATTTTGAAAAGTCATTTGTACTTAACACATTATTTGAGGGCTATTCTAAATATGACTCAAGACAAACGGTTGAAGAGTACGATGAGGTAATGCTAGGCGATGAAGACTACTCAAAAATGTTACAATCATTTGATGAGGGTGTTGAGTTAGCAAAAGCTCTAAGAGAAGAAGATGGTGTAGTTGCTAATCTTGAAGAAATGTTGAAGATGGTAGAGGTTGAAGAAGAATGAGAGAAATTAAAGACGCTCACGATTTAGCCGATGTTTTCAAATCGGGCGAATTAATAAACGAAGAAGTTTTTGATGACCCCGAAAAAATGAAAAAGTTAGAAGAGATTTTCAAAGACTTTAAGTAAACGATTGCCCCGTTATAAAACATAGCCCTGTTGCTTAACGGGGCTTTCGTTTATCCAAGCTCGACCCCGGGGGCACCCTCCGGGCGGACTCCCTCCGGGAGGTGAGATTTAGAATTAGGATAACCAAAAAAAACCAATCCGAAATTTGCAAAACTAAAAGAACGAATATAAAATACTTAGAAAGTAGTTAAAAACTAAAAGGAGATGATAAGAATGTTAGATGACTTTCTAGCAAAAAGACTAATCACTTTATTCGAAGAAGAGATTGAAGAATTTGTTGATGAAAATTCTGAAGATACTGAATACGATAAAGATGAAGTAATCGATATTACAAGTGGCTTAACAGGGTGCGAGGGTTGTAATTCAAACTCGGTTTGGGGATTTGTAAGAGGAATGGAGAGAGCTAAGGCAATCATTAGAAAGGAGAGTGTATGAGCCATTTCACAGTTTTAGTAGTCCTACCTAAAGAGGGACTAGAAAAGTTCGAAGAAGCAAACGAACACACAGGGGAAGATGA